GCATTTCTATACGCATCTTTTACTCTCATTGAGCTTGCTAACTTTTGTCGCTTTAGATTTGAGAACAGCAGTGATTCAGCTCTACCTGACTTCTTAAGCCTGTTAGTGTCAAATCCTCTTGCTCTTCCCCCTTCATTAGCTTTGGCTGCCTCAGCGGTCCGTATATAGTTCTCCTGTTGAGCTAATCGTGTTTGATTGATTAGGTCATCCATGCGCAGTTCTTCTGCATTCAGAGCCCTTGTAGCGGCCAATCCAGCCTCATCCATTTGATGACTGACTGTCGCCTTTGTATTGTTGTAGTCTGTAATTCCTTGAAGGTTAGCTAGTCGTGTTTGTTCTTGTTTTTGTTTGTAGTTTGTAGCTATTTGCTGGTTCTGTGCATTGACCTGTGCATTAGCAGCTTCATTGGCTCCTACTGCTCCAAGTACTCCAGTACCGGCACTCATTAATCCTAGGCTAATTGGTTCGCACACGGCAAAATTCTATAAAGGTCAGATTGTTAGGTCCATATTGCAACTCCCTAAGGAATTTAAAACCTAGATATTTTAAAAGCTTTAGATGTGTTGCGTTTCTTTTGTCGACAATATTCCAGAGTAATTTCTCTGGCCTACTCTCTACATAGCGTTTTGCTTCTCTTGCAAAAGTAATCGGATACTTATGTATAGAAGGTGTGCAAAGCATCCATATAGCTCCTTCAGGGCTCACTCCTGCGCATCCAGCAAGCTCTCCGTTTGGCATTGTGAAGTAGACGGAGTCTCCATACTTAGCGCCCATTGGCAGGCTGATTTTAGGATCATGTCCATGACCTTCCTCAACCTCTTTACGATCTTCTGGTAGTAAATTACAGGCCACTTCATAAGCAGCCTGCATTGTAATCTTGTGTATAAATTTAGACACGCTTGTGGTGTTTACTCGAATATTCTCCTTCCCAGCTCATTGAGTGTAATGAAGCTGGACCGGGATATGTTGATTTAAGTTCAATGTCAAAGTTGGTGTTCTTTTCGTAGATAGGGGTTTCTACTATTCTCTCAGTAATAACTGGTGTTCCATCTGCGTCAATCCAATCAGCAAACGTTACGTTATTCTCAATTGTATAGTTAGGTTTACCCTGTCTACTGATATCAACACTTGTATGTCCTACTGGTCCAAAGTGTAGTTTTACTCTTTGTACTGTCAGTGATGCCGTAATATCTGTATCAAATGCGTCTCCCTTTTGTTGTGTCAAAAAGATCTTAGGGAATTTAACTTTCAGTTCAAATGCATAACCAGTTGTCACTGGCTTTTGTAGTACACCAGGAAAAGTCCACGATACATCGTTTGCATTGTTGTTTGTACCTTGTACTATCGTCCCGTCAGCACCAATTGCATAAGGCTCTAGTCCTACATCTTCAGTGTTTGGTGCAAATGTCGAATATAGATGTACCTTCGGGAATACAGTAGTTGTAGCGATGCCGTGATTTACTGCATTACCGCTATGGGTCTCAGCACAGTCTAAACTGACATTCAGAGTACCGGGCTGTCCCCAAGGGTTATTAGCACCTCCTGTAATTGAATAACCATTTGTATCTAGACTCATTGAGTACAGTTTCCCTTTTGTAGAAACTATGTACAACAAGCCTTCGATTACAGTCATATAACGAATATTGTATGCTAGCTTCCACTTAAACCAAGCTGACTGAATTCGTTTTTGACCTTGGTTGTAGTATCTATATCCCCAGATATATTGCTGACCAGCTTTTGATAAAAATACTGTACTTGACTCTCTGCTATTTGCAGTGATGTCGATATCGTTTGGAATGAGATCTTGAACAATCTTTGTTTGTTCAATAATGCTCGGCTCTCCTTCTCGTTTAATATCAAACATTTCAAAGAATCTTCCATTAGTCCCAGTGGAATCTACAAATGAAATAGTGGTTCCTAATGGTAGGGGTTCAGTAGCTGGACTGTAGTTGTATGTTGAGATGTTGCTTAGCTTAGCTGTCTCATTTGTTAAGGAGTCGCTATCTGTATGAAGTAAGTATTGCTCCTGTTCTCCAAATACTACCAAGCCAGTATTGGTTTCAATGCTGTCTACAAATGTTGTAGGTTCTGTACTGCTTGCATCAATATTGATAGGGTCATTTGCAGTTGTTGTTAATGCACTGTTATTGAAAAAGTTTCCGATCTGACCTGCTTCGCTTAGTGAGATACTCCCACCATGGAGAAATCCTAACCTATTTCTATGAAAGAACGTGTTAGTAATGTTTTGTCCAATAAAGCTGGGGAAAGGGTTTGTTGCATCATCACCTACTTTTCTATGTTCCCATCCAGATTGTCCTCTGGTATAGTCATAGCTCCAGGTTAGATCGCTTACATTTGAGCTACCAATATACTCATTCTTTATGGCATCTTTTCTTTCGCCACGGTATTGGTCAAATACAAATGTGCCGTCACCTTGTCTCCATAGAACGTGTGGCATTGTAAACGGATCGATTCTAAATGATATGTCGTCACCAAGTGTTTCTACCCATTTTCCTGGTTTTTCGCTGTTATCCCATCTAAGGTAGTAATCATCGACATCTCTTTCTGATGCGTTTGATACTTTAACAAACCAATCAGGAAATTCTGACGGACCTTCTGTTGGTAAATCTGTAACATTGCTGATGTTTGTTCCTGTTACCTTTATCAATGACTCATCAAGAGCTGCTAGATCGAAGGCGTCAACACTCCACACTACTAATCCGTTGTTCTGCAAGTCACAATTAAAACCTCTTGCTTCTAACTTAGCTTTAAGGTTTCTATAAATTGCACCGGCACTGACCGGCGTATTAGCTTCAAATGATACAGGAGGAGATTTTACAAACAAGTCAAATTCTCCATTCCAGGAAGTGACATGTTTTTCATCTGCAACTGTTTCTTCAATTACAAGCTGGAACTCTGCTTGATCGCTGCTACTAACTGATTCTGGGCCAACTCTTGAGTGAGTCACTTCACCAGCGTTCCAACCTCTTCCACCGTATAAAAGCTCGTGGTTAAAGTTGTAAGTGCATGTGTAGTCACTCCCACTATTAATGTTTGACGCAGTTGGATGGATGTGTGACTGTCCTGTTTGTGTAACTCTTACATATATTGGTTCTTCTTTGTTAGGTACTCCTACTCCAGCAACAGAGTCAAATCTATAAATACCTGTACCTACAGTTGGACAATCACCATCTTCGGTCCCTGGGTCAATTACTCTTATACTTACTCTCGTAGCTGTACTTGTTCTTCCAACATAATAAACCCCTTGGCTAGCCCATAGGCTTGTACTCTCGGGATCCTTAGGTAGAATTTTTAAGCCGTATTCAGCTCCCTGCCTTAACTGTTTTAGTTGTACGAACTTCTTGTGTGGAAATTCATTCTTTGATATGTTTCTAAAGGCATCGGGATCTACAGGAATTGTCGGATAACCTTGTCGATTCACATAGTCATGTTGACTTCCATATGACCATAAACCAGTATCTGTCCAGTAGTATGTTGGTTTCCAGGGTTTTACGCCTGATAAATCTCGACCCTCATCTACTTTAACTTTTACTTTCGGGTTTGTTACGAACGTGTAATCGTTGATGGTTGTAAATTTTAAACCTTCTGGTGCACTTGTATTGTTATTAGTTAAGTACTGCCTTGTGCTTAATAGATTTCCCCCGATACTGTTCCATCCAGAGATGTCAAAGTTATGAACTGTTTGTCTGTCTCCGTTTAGGTTCCAAACAAATATATCACCGTACTGGTTTATTAATCCAATGTATCCCCCTTCGTTCTTATCCCTGTAGTAGGAAAACCAATTACCTTCATTACCGTACTGTGTGTTTCCATTCACGTCGGTGAAATCTAAGCTGGTGATAAAGGTTGTTCCATTCCTTTTGATTAAACCGCTTGTAATATCTGGCAAACCATTTTCTAAATCTCTCACCTGTCCAGGTGTCATCATGTCATCTGGCTGATGAGAGATACCCTGGATGTAACTACTGATTTTTTGTGTAATACTTGGCATTAGCGACGTAGTGCGTTACTTGGTTGGAATGGGTGATATGTACTTCCTGCTTCCCAGCCCATAAAGGAGTGGTCACCTTGATCACATTCGTAATCAATGCAAGCAGCTCTCGCTTGGCTTTCTTGTGAAGCTAATAGTTGGACAACTTCTGGGTTTACCACCAGTTGTGTTGCTGCTCTTCCAGCTGCTCTATGAATAATATACCTTCTAAATACTGAAGGTAAATCACTAAACTCGTATAAGGTAACTACGTCTAAGCAAAGATATCCTTCAAATATGTCTGTGTGATTTGTTTTGTCATACAGCTTTCCGTTTCTTGTTACTACATCCGTGGCTCTGTTTGACTGTCCATCAGTGACGTCGTACCGTATCACATTTACCGGTATAATAAAGTTACCATTTGCGTCAGGATAGTATTTTACATTATGTTCTGTGTTGAAGTGCCAACCTTCACTTTGTACGTCAATGTTTACTTCACGGACTAAGCCATGAATAATTGCTATTTCTGGGTTGTTGAAATCTAGACTAGCTACTGGGGCTTGACCGATACTCGCCAGAATTGAGTTAACTGCGGATAGTTCGGTATCGAGTGTAATCGTTGTCATGGGAGACCGATAAGGTTAATAAAAAAGGGCCTCCGAAGAGACCCCATAAGTTGACAGTAAATATCAGAATGAAGAAGGAGCAGTTGCACCAACGTACAGCTCAACAGCTGCAGCAGGGTTCAGGTAGTCAGCACCGAGAGCCATGCGGCCCAAGAGTACGTCGCCCTGATAGATGACACTTACGTCACCACTGGTTACTTGCACTTGAGGCCCGATTGCCTCGACAACACCAGCTGCTTCTTTTTGGAAGATCAAGCCACAGGACTTGCTGCCGAATTCGGTAGCTGTGCCGTAGTCATTGTTGATACCTGTAGAAGCGCCAGAGGCATCTTCCAGAGCAGGTCCAACGAAGTCTCCAGTGTTACCAGGAGATACCTGACCAGTTGTACCGCCGTACTTAGTACCGTACTTGCCAAGGAACGGAATGTTCATTGACTTGTAGATGTGGATACCAGCGATCTCGATGATGCCATTACCACTTTGCAGTGCGGAACCTTGTACGTCGCGATTGACCAGACCGTTGGAACCAACTGCTTGGATCAGTTCATAATATTGTCTAGGATTCAATACGGCGCACCTGCCGTCTGTACTGACCCCTTTCTCGTCCATAGCAGCAGCTGCGTCGTAGAAGGCTGCAATCAGATTGTCAGCGTTAAACGCATCAGAATCGTTTGCAGTAGCTCCGACACGGATCTGAGTACCACCGGGCTCAACGAAGTTCGTTGCGCTCACAGGGGATGCCTGACGGGCTCCACGTGCAACTGCACGGAAGATCAAGCGGTCATACTTTTCTGCTAAAGCGTAGCCAATTTTTTTACTTATTTCTCCTCGCAATTCGTAGTGCGCCAATGTTTCATCAAGCTCATAAACGAAAGCTGAACTGATCAACAAATCATCACAGGTGATTGTTTTCTCAGCTACTGGAGGCGCACCATCGGTGTTACCCAAGATGCTGTTTCCAGGAGTATGGAACTCTGAACTCATGCGTCCAGTGTAGATGAACTGCAATGACTTGCCGTTCTTAAGTGTACGCTTCATGACCAAGTCACGAGCGATTGTATTATGCTGGAAGCCTTTGAACATCTCACCGCTGAAAAGCTTGAGATACAAAGCTCGCTTGTCGCCTGCCAGATTGGACTGGCCTAAGTTAACCAACTGAGCTGGATTAACTGAAGATTGTTGTGCCATTTAAATTAAAAATAAATTAAGTCGTTTGTATTGCCATTCCGAACGTTCAGTGTTTGTGGTCTATTCCCACCGTCTAGACGGCAAAGGGTATCCCTCGTAAGGGGCCGATGCCAATAGCAGTGAAGTCCTTCTCTGAGGTGCCTCACTGCCAGACCCTAGGTTTTTCCAGTCCTAGGTCCGTAACCATTCCTTGGGAGTTAACAAGGAAAAATCAGATATTATATGGCCTCTGAGGGGGCCGTTAATCTGGCTTGACGATCATGCACCAGCCATCTGAATAAGAAGGGAAGCTCCATCTGGGTTCCCAATTTTTATATGAGTACAAAATTTTGTCCCCATTTTTATTAGACGTGTAGCCGCCTTCTACTAGATCAGCTTCACCGTTTGGATCGCACATTATTACTCCTCTTGAGTTATAACCTACGACGACACTCCAATGTCCTCCACCGCTTGGGTGAGAGACATGAGATTTATGTAGCCAACCAACACCTACAGGTCTGTTGTTGTCGATCTCTTGTTTGAGATCTTCTATACTTGCATCAGTTACAAACCTAGGAAACAAACCAAGGTGACGTAAAGTTGCTAGCTGTGCTTCAGCACTAGTGGTATCACCATGCCATGCACGGATTAGATTGTACTCATCATCGTCTTTAACTTTGCCGTAATACATAGCGATCATTGCCATGCTTGACGAGAAGCATTCCCTGTAACCAGTTTGACTTGTATTGTCTAGCTGAGATTGCCAGACTACATCTAGTGGGTTCTTTTGAGTTTTTTCATCTCTGTATTTGGCTGCAAATTTTTCTAGTGTTTTTTCATCTAGTTCTTTTTGTAACCACTGCCAAGCTCCGCGTTGGTGGTGATAACCTTTGTAGTACTTAGCAGCATCTTCTAGTAGAAGCATCAGTATTTTTTGGGTGGCTTTTTCTTAGCTGTTTTAGCTGAGTTTTTAAAATCCTTTGCAGTCGGTGCTCCAGGTGCTCCGGCCTTCCTCATCTTTTTACCAGCTTTACGCTTGGCATGAATGTTTGCGTATAGTCCTTGTTTAGCCATTTAACATTTCCATTTACGAAGTGCCAACGCTTTACGAGTTGGCTTGCCATTTTTTTTCATTGGACCTTTAACACCACTCATTCGGGCACAGAAGGATTTCTTTCGTTTCCCTCCGCCTGGTTGTGGTGCCTTCAGGTTTGATCCAGTTTCTCTGTTGTATTTTTGTCGGCCAGCTTTTGTCAGTCCACCTGAACGGGACTTATGCTTACCGATCTTTAGACTGACATTTTTAGCCATTACCAAATACCGGGAATAAGTTGTCCAGTTACTGCGTAGGCTCCGAGGGCAGCCACGATGCCGAGCATTGCTACTCGACCATTCAATAGTTCAGATACGTTGTTCATATGTTTAGAAGTTAAGGTCTGATCGATCTAGTTTCTCAAGTAGATCATTTCGATACGCTGAGTCGTTTTCATATCGAGGATCACTCATTGCATTGACTAGTTCTGCTTGGCTGCGGAATACATCACTATTTTGTGTAGCAGCCTTGCCGGACAGCATTCGTCCTTCATAGCCGTTACTAGCTTCGTACTGTGCATTCAAGCCAGCAATCATCATTTCGATTGCATCAGCACTACCTGTTGCAACGATGTTGTCATAAGCATCAATCTGGTTCTGTTCCAGGTTCTGTGATGCCCACTCCATCACTCGTCCGTAGGCTTGGTCACCACCTACCGAGTTTTTAATACGGTTGACTTCGCTTTCCGAAATCTCTACAGCTTCCTGCACAGCTTCTGGTTCTGGTGCATTGGCCTGCATTTCAATGTAAGCATCAACTAATTCTTGACTGCTCATCTCAGCAAACTTTTGCTTTGTTTCTGCAGTCAGCTCTCCGCTTTCTGCGTATTCAGCAGAAGCATTAGAAATCAGTTCAGCAGCGGCTGACTGTTCTGTTGGTTCTTCTGGTTCTTCGGGCTCTTCTGTTTCAGGTTCCTCCGCTTCGCTGTCGGTTTCACCCAGTTTCTTTTGCAGTTCTACATAGGCCTTTTCAAGCTCTTCTGCATTTTTATACTTACCAGCTAGGAGTTCATTTTGTTGCTCCTCTAGCTGTTCGCCAACAGCCAATGAATCTTGTTCATCAGCAGTCAGTACTTCAGCGTCAGGTGTATTGTCGTATGTAAGCGTTTCACTCATATTACATTGGTGGTTGTGGTGGTTCTTCTTCCTCACCCATCACGGCTTGTTCAACCATGGGTGATTTAGATAGTTGACCTGCTTGGTCTACTAGTGATTGTTGTGTTCTCTCTTGTTCAAGTTGCTGTTTCTCTCCAGCAAGCTGCTCTTCTGTCTTGATTAGATTCAGTACATCAATACCTTGGGCAGCTGCTAGACGCTTTACTACCTCTGTTGGGTTGATGTATTTCAGAAGTGCTTCTGGACCTAATGTCTGTGCAATGGTGGTCATGAATGATGTCAGGCTTTCTCTGTCCTGACCACGTCCAAGAGCATTGACACCAGCTACAATGGCTGGCCTCACATATTCCTTCGGAATCTTAGGTAGTTGTCCGTTACGTTGTAAAACTAGAAGGATTCTATTCAGATAAGGTACAAGGAACTCAACGGTCAAGAGTGAAAACAAGCCGCCTAAGCCCTGTTCCAACTCAAGTTGAGTAAGGCGGACCTCTTCGGCTGTTGTGCGCTCAGACTGTCGTACATTCAGTTGCAGGAACGCTTCACCAATCCTTCGTTCAATAGACTGTGCCATGTTTGCAGCTGTCGTAAAGTCTGCAGTTTTACCTACTTGTACAACTGCTACATCTTCTGGTCTACCTTGAATGATTGCTCCGTTACCTGCCTTAGCTAATGCTGCCGGTTTTGTTGTACTAGATGGTGAGAGTAAAAATACAACCTTTGCTGCTGCTGAACTGCCTTCGATTAATGCTTGACTTAATGCATTTAATGAACGGAAATCCCCTAGAAATTCTTCTACCCGACCGCGACCGTAGTCCTCACCGTCTGTAGAATTAAAGCGTAATGGAAGCCATGCATTTGCATTCTTAGGTGCTGTACTCCTGCTTCCAGGAATTACTTTATCTTGTACTTCCTGATGCCAAATCCACTTCTCCTTTTCCAAACGGACATGTGTGTACACTTCTACATCATCGTCTAAAGTCTGTTGTCCGTCAGTTACTTTCAGAGGATCGTTCGTTTGCAAAACATCTTTTAGCAGTTCTCTGCCAATCAGTTCTTTGGTTACAATCTCAATAACAGTTCCGTTGCCGTCACGATTAACTACATAACGATTGAGTGGAAAGTTCTTTAGACCTTCCTTACCCATAAAGATCAATGAGTTGCCTGACACAATCAAGTGTTTGATTGCTTGATGGACAACGACACGATCATTGGAAGCAGCAATGAAATCCATGATGGTCCGTTCAATCTTAGAGAATGAAAGGTCCAGTTCACTACGGATTTCCGGTGAGTCCATTTCTCCCAGCTTATCTTCCCTTACTTGAAGTTTAAAGAAGGTAGTCTGGGGAGGTAGGAGGGCCAACATCAGCTTACTAGCTAATGTCACAACAGCTTTTGCTCCAGTTGATTGCCACGGCTGTTTAAGTACCTTCCGTGAATTACTTGTATGTGTATCGTCTGTGATCAGATAAGGCAACGTCAGCTCTGAGCATTCAATAGCTGTATTAAGGAACTGACTACGGGCACCGGAGAGACGGTCATATGTCTCCCGTGCATTAGCCCTTGACATTAAATCCTCCGTTCTTTGATGCCGTTGGTACATTTAATGGGATGCGTAGTGAGTTAACTCCAGTACGTTCTCCTGGCTTTGTAGCTTTCTTCTTTGTACCGTATACGACGTTTGGCTTTGTTTCTTTCTCTACTGGTGTTGGTGGCTTTAGTGGTTTAGGCGGTGCTGGGGGTGGCGGTGTCGGTGGTACTGCTATCGGCTTAGGAGCCTTAGGAGCTTTTGGTCTGTTAAAGCACATCTTCTTCTTTGGAAATACGGTTTATAAGCCACTCCACAACTGACCGTTGACCAGACCGATAGAAGATCTCGCTTTCTGTCCATGATGGGGTGGGATTAATTGCTGGAAATAATTCATTCACTTCCTTTACTACCTGTTCGAGGTTTGGTCCGAGGATTCCTTCATGCATATTGTGGGAGGTTTTCATTACTGTGCTCAAAAAAAGCTAACATTCTTGCCGACTTTGTATAAGCAAGCTCAGGAGCTTTACCTTGATACATCAACTGATCACTGGCACGCAGCCAAAAATTTTTATCTAGTTTTTTATTTTCTGTATTTACGCCTAGTGGCTGCATTACCCAGTTAATTGTTGCCTTACGCAATTTATCTAACGAGGCAGATGGCTCTAGGTTTAGCTCTTTACAAATGATCGAATTCGATGCGACATGGACCTGTTCATCTCTGCTGATGTCGGCAGATACTGTTCGCATTCCAGCGTCACCATGAGCGCGTAGAAAGGGTAAAAGAACGAAGAACACTGCACGCTCGGCAACCATTGCTTTGAGGAGCGTGTGATCAGGATGCGAAGTCCACGCTTCTCTGAGAAGGTGTGCTTCTTTCTCAGCTTTGTCATCAATACCGTAAGCATCGGCGACGTAAGACAAAGCCAGGTCGTGGTTTTGTTCATCCTTGACATTTGATAGAAGTAGTTCCCTCGCCATGTCTGGAACGTCATTATTGAGGGCATCAAGGATAAAATCTCCCACAGGCAGTTCCAAATGCCGCAAGGCAATTACACGGTGTAGGGTCTCCTGGCTTCCATCCGTGACTGTACCTGCAGTTGTCTGTACTGGTGTCCATTTTCTTTTTCTGTTTAGTAGCTTCTGATAAGGGTTCATTCTGCGCAATCACATTGAGGTTCATTAGTTAAAATTTGGTCCAAATAGTCTTCTACATCAGCATCCTCAAGGGCTGCATATGCATCTGATTTATCCTGAACATTTCCCATCACTTGAAGTGAATAGTAAAGGGAGGTCTGGGGTGAATCTAACCACTGCTTAATAAACTCCTCATCGTATGTGACACAGTCACTCCACGAGTTGTAAGAATATCCATGAGCAAGTCCCGTATTTTGAATCAGAGTCATGATCCCGTTTGCCACGCGAGTGTAATCCTCAAATCCACATTCCGAAGCAATCTCTACTTCTCCATAGTTGTATGTCTCGACTCCTAGTGAGCCACTATCACGATCTACTGTACGTGCAATTGGCGGTGCAATTTCAGGTGTACATGTATAGCCTTCTTTATCTTTACTTCTGTATGAGCAAGATGCTGTAGGAGCAATCGCAAAGGCTCGTACCATATTATTTTTTCGGGCTATTACTGAGGCTTCTCCAATTCCCAAGGCTAGCTGTGAAGCTAATTGATACGCCTTTGTTTCTTTCTGATTGTTAGCAATCACATCCTCTAGGCCCTGAGCAAATTCGTTGTATGTGACTCCTTCTCTCTTTAGTAGGTTGGCTAAACCCAGCATGCCTAGTCCGACCTGACGATCATTTTCTGGCTTCAGATAATGTCCTGCATCTCCTACGCCTGTTTTACCGTGTAGTTCACACAATTCTGTCATGCCTTGAATAAATGCAATAGGTATTTCTTCAGGCTCACAGGCTCCCAAATTTACGTGACTAAGTAAACAAGTACCCCGACTAGGTAAATATACTTCTAAGCAAACATTCCCGCGGATTCTGTTACCGTGTTCATCTCTTCGTACTTTGTTTAGCCAAACATCTCCTGCTTTAATTGCTTGCAGCAGCTCTTTCTTGAACGTACATTTCTTCCACCAATAGGTGGTAATGTTGATGCATCGTTTGACCCAAGGTAACTGCGCTCTAGGTGTAGTGATAAATTCAAGAGCATCAGGATGCAGTAAATCGAGGTGCAGCACAATCGCACCATTACGGAACTGACCGCCTCTACGAAGAATTTCATTTAGTTTTGAATAAATTTGTCCAAACGAAGTAGGCCCTGAAGCAACAACTCCAGAAGGTCGTACTAGACCCTTTGGATCTAATTTAGATAAGTGGATAGCACACCCTGCTCCATAACGTAGAGCATGGCTGGCAAATACCCAGCTTGCCTCAATCCCGTTCGGTCCGGTCATTTCATTTTCTACGGTAAAAACCGTACAAGATACCGGCAAGCGTCCCGAGGGATCTTCCATCCAGGATTCGACCCGTCCTGTTCGGGAAATTAAATTTGTCATAGGTGGTTGTTAAATATTAAAATGAAAACTTTTTTATGAATGACCCCATATTGATCATTAGCTTATTCAATCCATCACCTTCAACCTTCTTGGGTACTGCCAATTGTGATCTGTTTTGTACAGGTGTCTGAGGGATTGGTGAGGGGTTGCTTACTGGTAATGGAGCTTTAAAGTCGTTTGCGTTTTTGATGCGTCGATCTAAGTGTGGAGTGCTTGGCCTGAAGTAATTGTTTGTCAGGTAAGTAGTAGCTCCAACCCTATCGGCTGGAATTCTTTCAAAGGATCGTGTCCATCCGCTCAGTGATTTACCTGGAGCAGGGTCGTGCTTACCTGCATATTCTTCTGCAAAGTACTTTAGTTGAAAGTCGATGTTGTTAGGGTCACCGCCTTGTTGAAGATAACCCTGTCGAGCTTTGTCGTATGCAGTTCTACGTGTAGCGGTGTATTGAGACAGTCCCCTGCCCTTACCTCCGTTACCCCTTTCTACAACATCTAGATTGCTCAGATCTTGTGAGCCTGTTTCTACCTGCCAACTGCCGATCAAAGCTGCTGCTTGGTTTGGTGATAATGGTTTGATTCTTCCGTCCGATGCTTGCGTCACCGCTTCTGTTGTAAGAAACGTGTAAGCAATATCTAAGTTGCTTCGTTTAACAGGTTCTTCAGGATTAATTCGTAAATCTTTTGTAGGCATTTTTTACTAGGTCTAATAAATTCGGCTTCTTGTAATTTGGTCCTTTTAATACTTTTCCGTCTGCTCTATAGATAGGTTTACCATCTTCACCTAACTTAGACATATTGGATTTATGTACTCGCCGCATCGCTTCGTCTAGATCCCATTCTTGAGATGCTGCAAATTGAAAGCAAACGTATACCAGATCAGCGAGTTCTTTTAGTTGACACTCTTCTGATTCAAGATGATAGGCTTCATGGAATTCACTCCACTCTTCATCAATCAGTGCTTTCTGGACATTCTTCGCTCCACTCCCAATCATCGATAGATTGTAAGCTGAACGGAATTCCTCCGCTTGGTCCAGTAAGGTCTGGTGTGTTGTCAAGCTCATTTTGTAAGTAGTGGATTGCTTTTCTTAAGTCGTCTTTTTTGTTTCCTTTGAAACCTGCTCGGCATACATATTTAATTGCATTACCTAGGTGGTAATTTAGTGACTGGTCTCTAATGAAATCCCAGACTTCTATGTCTCCCCTTCTGTAATGTGCAGGTCCGATTGAATTGGATTGGGCCATTGTTTTACTAGGTTGGTTACTGTATTGACTAGTGCAAAGTTCTGACGTTGTAAAGCCATGAACAACGTTACGATGTCCTTCTTGTCTGCTTTAGGTAGTAGATCTTCTAGTCGTCTAAGTTTGAATGACTGCTCCATTGTCAATTCGACTACTGGAGCTGGTGGGATTCCAGGGAATGATGCTTCTTGTTTGCCAGTCATATTCGTCTATGGTTAAAATTTTGGCTAGTTGTGCATTCATCAATGCATCTTCTTCTGTTAGCCCTTTGCTTTCAAACGTATCTACTACTGTCTGCCACGTATAACCGTGCTCCTCAAACAGCGTTACTGCTCTTTTGATTCCAATGCTTGGGCATCCTGAGTAGCCATCTGTTGAGTCACCGGCAAGTGATTGGATTAAATGCCAGTTAGTGCCCTCTTCTTCAGTGATCTCTACGGTTTCATTAAAGTCATACAACCTTCCTGGGATCTGTCTGAGATCTTTGTCAGGACTGACGATGATATTGCCAGGATGTTTGGTTGCATAGATTCCCATACCGTCATCTGCTTCCAGTTCTGGCAGCTTGATTACTTCGTACTGGTTACCTAGTTCATTGATCACCCTTCGATAGCCGCAAGGCTTCTTACGGTTTCTGTGGCCTTTGTATGCACTGTAGATCTGTTTCCTGAAGTTCTTTGAATCACTAAAGAACAAGATCATTTCAGGTACATCCCACATGAAGTGGTTTTTGATCTTTGTGAGTTCTCTAGTCACATTGTTCATTGCATCAGAGAACTTACTGACTACGGTGATTACGTCGTCACCCCAGTTGATCTCATCTTCGGCGCTGGCACAGCACTTGTAGACAATGTAGTCTGCATCTACTAGTAGTTTCAATCCCAGAACCCCTCTAGTCCTTCTGGACATTTAGGGTTCTTTTTTCGATCCAGTGACCAGCGGACTTTCCAGCAATCTTCCCGCAGCTCTACAACAATTGGCCACCTAGGTCCAGTTACCAACGCAGCGTTGTTCGCACGCCATGACCATTCACCGTTTGCCCTTTGCTTTAGGTTTCCACTCTTTACGTCAAATTCATAAACTACGCCTTCTTCAAATCCAATAATTAGATCTGTTTTACCTTTGCATGAGGCGTTGGTATATACCTCGGCTCCTCTCTTCAAGGCTTCGTAGACTACAAACTGTTCGCAAATATCACCTAAGCGATTTGTTGAGTATTTGTTAATGAACTTGTGACCAGTTTTCCCCTTGCTTTGCTTCTGCTGCAATTGGGCATCTGAGTTTGTAGTATTCGCCAGCTGCTGCTGCTGAGAATACCAAGGATGTTGATAGGTCTCCTGCGTGCTCTGGACTGCACTCAAATTGTAATTCGTCATGTATAAATGCGAGCTGTGTTGCACACAACTCAGTGGAGTTAATAGTTTTTTGGTTTATCAATAGCCAACGCTTCGCTAAAATTGCGGAGGATGATTGAAGTAAATAGTTAAGGGCGCAATGAGGTGAAGTGAGGTATACCTTTCTTCCGTCTATTGCTTTTAAGTAGCCATCTTCGGCTCGTTGCCTTACGCCTGTAAGTAGCTCCGCAAGGCCTGGAATAGCTGCGATATACGCTTCACGAATCTCTTTACCTTTTGCCTTTGCCTTGTCCTCGGAAAGTTGTTTGTCATAAC